AGCACCTCCCTCCTCGTCCTCGTGCAGGGTGCGCAGTCGCTGCACCTCCGCTGCCGCGTCCCCGCAAGCCTCCTCCGCTGTCTCCAACTCCGCACCCAGCCGATCCACCTCACCCAGCAACAAGTGGGCCTTGCATGGCCTCTCGCCCTTGAACACCAGCGCGCTGATGCGCTGACAGTTGGCCGCGAATCGTTCCTTGAACCCCTTGGGATTATCGCCGCCCTCCCCCTTCGTGGTACCGAAATGTTTGAACCCGCCCTTGCCGGTGATGCAGGCCTTGCCCAGCGCGAACAGCGCGATGTCCCGCTTGAACCCGCCGATGCCGGTGGAGTCGATGTTGCTGCGGATGGTATCGATGACCGCGTGTACGCCGGGCTCGAAGTAGATGCCCTTGAAATTCTTGCGAACGAAGTCCTTGGCCTGGGCGTTGTCAGCCAGCAGCGCAGCGACCTCTTCGTCGGACAGGGTGGTGGAGTCGTTTTCCACGATGGCCCGGGCGATGTGGTTGCAGTACGCCAGCCGATCACTGGCATGCACCCCCAGGCCGTGGGTCTTGTACATGTAGCCGACCACTGAGGAGCCGGAGAAAGCGTCTGCCGCGGTCTGCACGTCGTCCGGCGTGCTCTTCCAGATCCAGTCCGTCAGCTTCTGCTTCGAGCCGATGTAGTCGGTGATGTATTTCGGCCGCTCGTCGCCAGCCTCAGCGGATAGATCCCAAGCGCAAGGAACGCACTCAACTCTGCGTCGGTTTCTAGCAGGAATTGGATCCGGTCTGCGTCGGTGTGGAACAACCGGGCCTCCCAGGCAAGCACGAAGCGTCTTAGGCTCCGCTTTCGCCTTTAAGCTACGGGACGAGAATCTGCGTTGTCAAGCAGTTCTACCGAAAAAAAGTTAGACAGGCCCACACAGGGGGCAGGAGGGGCTTCTACGCAGGGGCTACTGCGTGCCTCGCAGGGGGCGTCAGGAGGAGGGCTCTCGTGCCCCTATGCCCGCATGCGCATCGCAACGGTCACCGCGTCAAGTACGATTGACGCGGGAACGAACACGGACTCCGTCTCGTAGCGCCCGCCATCGGTACAGCAACGACCAACTTTGTGATCCCCGTACCAGGCCCTGCCATGAGTGCGGAAAGCCATTCGGAGCAACTGGAACGGCAACAGGAACGCATTGAGCGTATCGGCCTTGTCGAAGACGTAGAGCACGTAATCAGTGGCCTTCGCTTCATCCAGCGTCCACCCTGCGCGCTCCTCCTCTGTGCCTCCGGGGCAAACACTCCATTTTTCAAGAGTCAACTCAGGGTCGGCGCGGTTGGTCCACCACTTGCCGACTCCCTGGGTTCGTCGCTTCACGTCGATGTTGACCGCCGCCCCGCGCCGCAGTGTTGCGACGTAGTCGATCCCTTTGAGATCAAGAGCGGTGGGTGCGGCAACGACGGAGACACAGCCCGGCAGAATCGAAGCTATCGTGTCTGCGTCAGTTTGTCCGGCAATTCCCTTGCTCCACGCCAAGCGTTCATCGAAGTTGTAATCTTTCATAGCTCGTTGCCCCACGATGCCCAGTTCGCCCGCGGGTCTCGGCAGTACATTTCTAACTTGCTCTTGTCCGGAAAGGCGCGGTCGATCCATGCATAGACACTCTCCGGTTTCTTGCTGTGTTGGCCGCGGCGCTCAGAGAAGATGCTCGATGTCCGCTCGCTCTCAGGGGTGGTGCCCGGTTGCCCCTTCACGCCAACGAGCAGGAGCTCATGCTGCCCACGAAACCAATACCCCATGCCGATGATCTGTTTGTCCCAAATGGCGTGAGTGACATACCGGAATCCCCATGCCGCAATGACTGCCAGGGCTTGTTCGAGTTTTGGTGCCGTTGCCCACAGGAACAGAATGGCATTGTCCGTGGTCTTCGGTGCATGGGCGAAGATGTCATCGTCTGCCATGGTCGGATAGTGGTTCTCAATAGCTCTGTTCCTTGCCTGTTGATGGTCATAGCGCCATGGTGGATCTGCCAACACGACTTCGTAGGGTCCGGTGTTCTGCACCGGGGGCGGGGGCGCGGCGAGTTTCGATTCGTGCTCGGCTTTTTTGACGGCCCGCACGACGGTTGCGCGAGTGACGCCACCCGCAAGGATGCGCTGCTCTATGTCGGGGTCTGTTCTTTTCAGCGTCTCGACAGCCGCAGCGAATTTCCCGTCTCGCTTGACTGTCGCGGGTGAAACTCCGTGCTGAACAGCGAGGCGATCGGCAGTCGTTTCCAAGCAAGGGTCACTGTGACCTTTGCTTGTTCCGCCGATTGCTCCGGCTTCTGCCTTGCTTTTCTTCGTCCGATTGTACCGCCGTCCGCGGAGCAGACTCGTTGCCTCCGGTGAGAGGTTCCGCCGTCCAAGTTGGTGTGCATCAATCCAGTCTTCGGCGGCTTCCCTGGATGGGAGAGACAGATCATCGGCGCGGTAGGACACCCCATGCTTCTCGCAGATTTTTAGGCGATGATGTCCGTCGAGAAGGAGACGCTCTTCTTTCCACACTACCAGCGCATCCCGGCATCCTTCGGCCAATATGCTGGCCTCCAGTGACGCCAGTTCATCGGCAGTCAATGGCGGTATTTGTGCTTCAAAGTGTGAATCAACGTTGATTGATGGAGGATGGGTCATATCAATCTCCTCGCAGCAGCCGAAGCGCCCCGCCCCCTGCGAGGTGGAACCGGGGAGCCTCAGCTAGGAATCGACAGTAGCGAACTGTCGACCTGAATCTACAAACACGAGCCGAGAGTGTCAACCGATTTTTCGCAATCGCCGCCCCGTTTCCGTCTGGTATCCATGAGTATCATGTAGTTTGGGACCCCAGGTCACCACCCAGCCAGTACATGCCCCGCCCCCCGGGGAGATTGAGCAGCACCAACTTCGCTTTACTTCGCATCACCCACCTCCCGTCTCGTCATGGATAGCGATCGCCTTCCGCGGTGCGCCCATGTTGATCACCTGGACCACATTGCCAGGCTTCACCTCGATTGCAGGCATACCGAGACGCGTGATCACCTTCCCGTCCTCAAACTCAGTCACCAGCGCTATCTCCACTTCGTCTGGATAGCCAGGGTGCTCCGCCGCGAACTCCCGGAGGACCTTCTCCTCCGCATCGTTGATGGCCTTCTTTGTCGCCTGGAAGCACATGTCGACAGTCAGAGATGGGGGAAGCCTCACCAGATCGCGGAACTCCATCATGCACCTCCCCGCCGCGCCGCGTCCACCCACCCCGCCAGCCACTCGCCAAACGCGGACTGCGACTCGGCCGTCGTCTGCCCGCCGGGCAAGGTGAGCCGGTCCGTCGTGACCCCCTTCTCCACGCGGTAGTCACGCCACCGGGCCTGGACCCAGATTATGAACTCATGGTTCGGTCCACCACCGGTGCAGACCTCCCACAGCGCCCACCGAGGGTTCAGGTCCTGCGCTCTCGCTTTGGTGATAACTTCGGCGCCAGGGTCCTCCCGGCTCCCTCGATACTGCATGGCCTCCTCCTCGCTGTTTCCTCGTCAACCTCCTCCACCTCTACCGTCCCCGATTCCCCCTGTCAACTACTTTCGACGATCCGTCGCACTGGCCCAGGCGACCAGCCCCCGAACCTCACTGCCTCTTTCCCTCCTCGACTTGCTTCCCCCGCCGACCGTAGCCACGCTTCACCACAGGAACCATAACTACTAGATTTCACAGGAGGAGACCACATGACTGCACTCTACGCCTACAAGATCAAGGTCAGGCATGGACTCCAGGACGACGACAAGCGGATAGTCGTCCTCCGACGCCTCAAGAAGGCTGGCTGCCTCCACCACCTCGACGACACCGAGTTGCATGTCGTCTGGTTCCCGCACTGCCAGCTCAACCACGATGATGTCGCCATTTGGATAGACCTCCTCGGGATGCTGATCGTCGACCGCCGGGACTGCTGCGAGCTGTTTGGATGAGCGATCCCACCCTCAGCCACACCCACTCTCCATATTCGTCGATCATTCTACGATCATTCGTCGAACGTTCGTCGATCAATCGTCGAGCCACCCACGCAACCCCCCGATATCACAACACTCCCACCACGCCACCACGCCCCCTCCAACCACCGCCGCACCCCCAAAGCCCTCGCGCATCACGCGAGCGTCACGCACGCGCATCACACGCGCATCCTAGAATCTAACTCTTATGCTAAAGGGTTTCTAATATATGTCTCCCATCTTATATTCTACTTCTCTTATGACTGACTTATGACTGCTATCTCTAATACTACGCTCTGTCTTAAAACTGAATTAAACCCATGACGCGGATGCGAGCGAGCACACGCACGCACGCACGAGCCCACGCACACACGCGACGCGAGAATCAAACCACCAACTCACTGCCGAACCACCACCCTCACACCCAACTACAAACACCGCAGCCGGACATAGCAAAGGGGAACCACAGGGGACCGGAACAACAACCCCACACCACTGTCAGCCAGCTAAATCCCACGGCAAACGCGACCCCCGCACGCGGCGCGCGTCCACGTGCACGCGCGCCGTCTCCCCTCACTCTAACTATGACTCCCCTCAGTATCTCTGAATCTACCAAGGACCCCTTCCTAGAATACAACCACCCCAGATCGAACACTACCACCACAGAACCCTTGACATCCAGCAACCCTGCTCTGTATTATCCTGCCATGACCCTTGGATACAACTACCGGACCTCCCCTCTCCCAGCTTCTCTACCACCAGGCCCAGCATACAATAACTCCCAGCTCGATAACCACCGAGCCACAACATGCAACGCGCCGAACCCCACTGCTCAACCACAACTCCCCTCCCTCCGGAAACAACGTACACACTCCAGTTATAACCATGAAGCCTACTGATTCAACTACCCCCGATAGAGTGCGTAGTAATAGAAGAATGCAACCACCAGGAGTGGAGAAGACTCAGCAGAGAAGAGGAGCAGTTACTAGAGAGTTGTATGAGAGGATGTTTCAAATCTACGTGCGCGACCCGTCGATCTCGCGGGTTCAAGAGACATGCGGCGTCGCCTATCAGACAGCGAAAAAAGCAGTGGAGGAGGGCTGGCCGGAGCGGGGCTTCGAAGCGATCCGAGACCGCTTTGCCCGCGTCGCTAGGGAGGCCCAGCGGCGTGAGGAGAACGATCCTCGGACGGTCATCGGTGAGAACCTCGATCTGATCCGCACCGTCAAGGGCCGGCTCCGGGATGCAGCGAGGGCCCCAGACGTGAAGAGCGGGGATCTGATCCGGATCACCGACTCGCTGGACAAGGTCCTGACCCGGGAGCACGTCCTGCTCCAGGCGGCCATTGACGCGGGGATGGAGGGCGGCGGTGGAGTCGAGGACCAGATCGCCACCCTGGACGACGCAGCCCTGGAGGGCCTGGCCATGCGTGGGGAGCTCCCCCCGGAGTTGGTCTCGTTCATGGCGCCGGGGTACGTTCCGGAGCGAGACCCCAACAGCCACCTCTTCGTCGCCCCGGACGACAGCGATGGACCGCCCGCTATTGAACCGCCCCCCATCGCCGAAGATATCCCTGATCTCCTGGCAGCCCCCTCGGATCCCCCGGCCCCTGCCCCACAGCCTGCCCGTGTGCCCACCGAGGCCCCGACCAAGACGGACGGGGCCCTGGACCTCGAAAGCCTTTCTGAGCGCATCATGAGCGACTCGACGAAGGGGAAAAAGGGGGCTGGACAGGCAACAACCACACAAGAAAACAAGCGGTTCTAATAGATGAATATCCCCCCAGGACAAAACGGAACCACCTAACTAGCTGATTTCTTTACCATTCCGAAACGAGTTGACATAGTAGCACTTATCGGACAAACGGAGTCGCCCCTCGTTTGATAGCCGCTCCATGTTTGTGGTATCCTCCAGATGTTGACATGGACAGGGGGTGAATCATGGACAGCGCCGCCACCGTCGCTGCTCGTGTCCCAAGGATGACCATCACCAGGTCCGACGCTATCCGTGCGCTTTTGCTCAAAGGGCTGGAAGCGGCCGAAATGAACCACCCATGAAATGTTTCGAGTGCGGTTCGATGCTGGATCTTGAGGAGCATCATGTTGTCCCGAAGTCTCTCGGCGGCAAGCAGACGGTGATGCTGTGCTCGGTGTGTCACGGGAAGGTCCATGGCCTCAAGAGGCCGGTCTCCTCAGCAACGCTTACCCGGCGTGCTCTGGCCGTGAAACGTGCCCGCGGTGAGAAGACCGGGGGGACGGTGCCCTATGGGTGGGACGCGGTTCCGAGCCATGCCGGGGCGATCGGGCTGGTCGAGAACGCACAGGAACAGGCGGAGATCAGCCGGATTGTCCAGGAGCGGGAAGGCGGCTGTAGCTACGCTGCGATCGCCCGCCGACTCAACGAGGACGGCGTACCCACGAAGACCGGCGCCCACTGGCACCCTGAGACCGTGAGGGGGATCATGCACGGCGATACCACCCAGGGGGAGGGGTAGTGCTGTGTGCTTCTCAACGCAAACGTCCCCAGCTTTTGACCGGGGGGGGGACCTCCGGCACCGAACCCCGATCCTGACCCGTCCCCGTCGCAGTCCCCGTCGTCTCCGTCGCAGAGCGGGGCCGCATGGGGGGCGCACCATCCACAGAACCTCCGTCGCAGTCCTCGTCGCACTCACCGTAGAAACTTGACCCGGGGGGAGGGGGTGAGCTTGGCGCCGGTGGTCTCTTGCCCCGGATCCATTTGCCTCGCCGTATCACCCCCAGTCCGCCGTACCCCTCTGCTGTGCCTGTGAAGATTTCAGCGCGGCCCCCCCCTGGATTGGCCTGCCAGCACCGCCGATTCTGAGGTCGGAATAATGATAGCAGTGGTCCAGTAGAGGGGGGGCACCGGGGGTCAAAAAACCGGGCGATATGGCCCCGGTTAGCCGTAGCCCACCCCCCTCCAACCCCCGCGAAAAAATCCCACTTTTTGAACTCGCCCCCCCCCACCCGACCCCGACCCAACCGCCCGACCCATCGCGCCCCAGCGCGCCCCCCGTGCAGTGGTGGAGTGGTGCTTGTCCGGGGGTGGTGGAAGAGGGTGACACTCCCGTAGTCCCCCCGTCGTCTTCTCTCTTGACAACGCTTCTCGCCTTGGTCTACATTGCTGGCCATGAAGGTCACGAACCACATTCTCCTCCCCGGTCACACGACACCGATGGTGCCAGGCAGTTGGCCTGGCGAGCGTTGGTCTGTTCTGTGACAACCTGATCTCGATTCACTCAGACAATTAGGCCTCGGTAGCTCATTCGGTAGAGCGGCTGTTTTGTAATCAGCGGGTGGGGGGTTCGAATCCCTTCCGGGGCTCTGGAGTTCTGACAGCATGGGCCGATAGTTCAGCGGCAGAACAGCGGTCTCCAAAACCGCAGACCCGGGTTCGATTCCCGGTCGGCTTGCTTCGGGGTGTAGCGCAGCCTGGTAGCGCGCCTGGTTTGGGACCAGGACGTCGTCGGTTCGAATCCGGCCACCCCGACTACCACCTCCGCAGTCTCCCATCTCATGACCCTCTTGCGCAGCGATCCACGCTGGTGGTAGAGTGTGCGTCGTGGAGAGGTGAGCGAGGCGGAGTGGTTGAGTCCAGGAGGGGAAGATGCTGCAGGATTTCTTGGTGAACGTTCCGACGACGGCTCCGGTGTCTGGTGATCCCCGGTCGGTGAAGCATCTGCGTGAGAAGCAGGTGGTGTTTCGGATCACCGGCACTGCCTGGGATGTTGACCTGCAGGTGTCGTACGACGGTGGAGATTCGTTCGTGGACTTGGCTTCGAACGTGACAGCGAGCACCGAGGTGTCGCTGGTGGACGGGAACGGGTGGCCGTTGCTGGCGACGCACGTTCGAGTGGTGACGAATGCCGGCGGCGTGCCGGGTGATCCGGTGGCGGAGCCGTGCGTGGCGATGTTGTGGGGGTACCGGGATCTGGGGTAGACGTGGGCTGTTGTGCCCCGGTGCTGGCTGCGGCCTGGCGCGGGGCCGAGCCCCCTGTCCCTGCCCCCTCCTGAGTCGTTGAGAGGTTGGCGATGATCAATGAGACAAGAACCCTGGATGAGACGATCGGATTTCTGAACGAGCTGCTGGCGTTGGACGTTGACGCGGTGAGTGCGCTGATGTGCAACGCCCGGGTGCCGTGTGGGGATGCGCTGGCTAATCATCCGACGGTGCAGGTTGGGCTGCAGCCTGGGACGACGAAGGATGACGGGCTGTGCGATGTCGGTCTGCTCGGCGTGCTGAACGGTTTGTTCGGGACCTTGGAAGGCGGTCGGTTCGACGGGTGGGGTCCGCTGTGTGCTGACGTGGATCCTGTTTGTCCGCACTGTGGCATGGGGAGGGATGAACTCGCTGCCGGTGGCTGGAAGCCCGGGGATGAGCATTGCCCCATGTGCTGCAAGGCCCTGGCGGAACCGGTTGTCCTGGGCTGGCGTGTGCTTCGGTTCCGGAGGACGGGCTGATGGGAGCTGAGTGTGCCATGGCCATCGTGGCCAGCGCTGCAGTTTTTGTGTTGGTGTGGTGCGGGCTGGCTGTGAGCGGCCGGTGCTCGGACGACGAGCGGAGCGAGGGCTGAGATGAGCGGAGCCGGCGTGAAGAAGAGGCCTGGTGGACATGGTCGTGCCGTGAAGACGGAGGTCGACGCCCGGACTACCGACGCCCCGGATCTGACTGGCGACGAGTGGCTTGACGGCGGGACTGCGCTGCAGGTGATGAAGGCGACGAGCGCCGGTGTTTCCCTCGAGGACTCACAGATGTGGGGGGCTGGGGCCCTGGGCGAGGACGGCTGGAGCACGAAGGGATTCGTTCGTCCTCCGATGCCGATGGACGGGCTGTGGATCACGTACATCAACTCGAATGTGCTGCGGCAGTGTGCGCGGGCTTACTTCGCTACGGTGGATGCGTTCGGCGCGGTGGTGGAGCCGATCTTGAATCCGGAGGCCGAGGACTTCGAAGCGAAGCTGGCTGCGCTGGTGTTCGAGGAGCGGGTGTACCTGTTCGAGCAGGGGAAGTCGAAGAAAGAACCCGTGTGGCCCGAGGGTGCCGACTTCGAGCAGCAGAAGACTGAGTACATGGCCCGGCTGCGGCAGGAGATGGCTGGCTGTCGGGTGTGGGCGAAGACCGTGGTGGACGATGGCCGTAGCCTGGTGTACCTGCGGAGCCGGATTCGTGACGAGTGGGTGGGGTTGGGGAACGCTGCGATCGAAGTGATGCGTGACCTGAACGACAAGCCCTCCCGGTTCGCCTGGGTGTCGATGTTGCGCCTGGCGCCGACGAAGCAGGACGAGGAGCCGATCGAGGTGGCGGAGAAGCTTCGGGTGGGATTGAACATCCTGACCCGGAAGGTTTGGCGTCGGTTCCGGAAGTGGGCGCAGGTGCTGGAGAGCGGGAAGGAGGTCTGGTTCAAGGAGTACGGTGACCCTCGGATCATGAGTCGGCGGACGGGGGAGTACTTCAAGGACGAGCAGGCATGGGAGAAGCATCTTGCCGACAACCAGTCGGCGGACGCGGATGTGGCAGCCGACCAGGAGGCGACGGAGATCTACCACTTCCTCGTCCCGGACAGCCGGAGCGTGTGGGGCGTGCCGATGTGGTACGGGGCGATCCGGTCAGTAGCGGGGAGCATCGCCGCCGAAGAGGTCAACCTGGTGTTCTTCGATGGGTCAGCGATCCCACCGTATGCGGTCCTGGTGAACGGCGGTAAGCTGAAGAGCGGGGCTGACACCGTCATTGCCGAGCACTTCAAGAAGCTGCGTGGGCGAAAGAATCGTCACAAGGTGCTGATCCTCGAGGCCCTCCCTCCGAAGTCGAAGGGCGCGGTCAACGCGGGGAGTACCGGGAAGGTGGAGATCGTGTTCGAGCGGCTCTACCAGCAGAGCGAGGCGACGTTCCTCGAGTACGACGAGACGAACCGGGACAAGGCAGCGGAGACCCTGCGAGTGCCGAGGATCCTTCGTGGCGCCGCCGGGGACTACAATAGGGCGACAGCTTCAGCCGCCCTGACGATGTTCGAGAACATGGTGGCGGGTCCGACGAGGGCGGAGTGGGACGACGAGTTCGACGGGTTCCTCCGTGATAGGGAGTACCGGCTGGTGCGGATGCGGAGCCGGAGCCCCATCACCAGGGATCCAGAGACCCAGGCGAAGATCGTGGAGATCCTGTCGAAGGCGGGTGGGCTTGTCCCCGGGGAGGTCCGGGACCAGGCAGCGGACATCCTGAACGCGGAACTGCCCGAGATCGACGAGCCCTGGACGAAGCAACCGATGCTGATGACCCTGGCGGGGATCCAGCCCGGCGGCGCAGGTGCCGGCGAGGGCGGCGAAGGCATTGCAGGTCCTGGTGTCACCGAGGGGACCGACCCGAGCCGGATCAACGAGGCCGTGAATCGGCTGGTGGCCTTTCAGCAGGCGATCGCCGATGCGCAGAAGGGCGGTGTCCAACTCCGCGGCGGCGGCGGGGACGGAGACGACCAGGTCCTCCGGATGGAGATCCCGTGGGCAGAGATGCAGCGCATCGTGCAGCCCGATCCGGAAGCCCCCCCCGACACTGAGCTGTGATGCCACAGCGATCCCCCACCATCCCCGGCCACTTCGAGCCCCTGACCAAGCGACAGAAGCTAGTCAAGCTGGCGATGCTCCGCTTCCTGGCGCAGCGGGAGTTGTTCCGCCGGCGGCTGCGAACTGACCCCAACGCATTCATCGAGTACGCCTTCGAGACCGAGAAGGGCGAGCCGATGAAGCAGGCGTGGTTCCACCTGGAGTGGCAGGACCTCCTGACCCACAACGAGGACTGCATAATCATTGGCCCTCGTGGACATGGGAAAACGAGCCAGATAATTGGACGGATTATCTGGGAGTTGGGGAAGGACCCGAACTTGCGGGTGAAGATCGTCTGCCAGTCGGACAACAAGGCGAAGGAGCGCCTCGTTGAGATCCAGCAGCACATCGAGGGTAATGTGAGGGTGAAGTTCGTCTTCCCCGGGCTGATGGCTGCGGTGAAGGGGGAGTGGTCGAAGCACAAGCTCTTCATCCGGCGGACGATCGTCGCTCGAGATGCGTCGGTGCACGCGCTAGGGGTCCTGAGCACCGCGACCGGCGGGCGGTCGGACCTCAACGTCTACGACGACGTGGTGGACCGGCGGAACGCGATCCTGCAGCCGAAGCAGCGCGAAAATGTGAAGATGGCCTACAAGGGCGACTTCTCGAACCTCCTGCTCCCTGGTGGCCGGACCTGGTACATCGCCACGAAGTGGCACAAGGACGACCTGACCCACGAGCTCCTCCGCAACAAGCGCGGGATCTACGCCATCCGGGAGTACGCGATCAACGAGGCCCTCGATCCAATCTGGCCCGAGGTCTGGTCGCACCTTGCACTGGTGAGGCAGCGGAAGAAGATCGGGAAGGTGGAGTTCGATCGAGGATTCCGGAACATTGCTCTGAGCGGGGACGTGATCGTTATCCAGCCGGAGTGGATCAAGTACCGGCCGTATCGGCACTTCCCCGACGACCTGCACATGATCACCGCGTACGATCTGGCCATCGAGGACAAGACGAGGAGCGACTACTTCGCGTGGTGCATCCTGGGGTGGAGCCCGAGCGAGAAGAAGATCTTCGTGGTCGGGGCTGGGCATGCCAGGCTGACGTTCTACCAGCAGTTCAAACGGGTGATCGGGGACTGGTTGAAGTGGCGGGCCCGGCGGGTGGTCATCGAGACGATCGGGTACCAGAAGGCGCTGGCCCAGGAGTTGGAGCGGGTCACGATGATCCCGGTGTTCGGATTCAAGCCGCAGAAGGACAAGGGGACGAGGCTTCTGGAGGTCTCGCCATACGTCGAGACGGGGAACGTGATCTTCGCCGACCACCTGGACCCGCTGGCGGACAAGGTCACACAGGAGCGCGGAGACCTCGTTTCGGAGCTGACGGAGTTCCCGCTCTACGTGACCGACGACTGCATGGACGCATTCGTGGAGGGCGCCCTCTGCGTGGTCGGCGTCTACGGGGGATCGATCCTCGAGGACGTGCTCCGGGAGTACGACGAGGAGGACGACTTCTGGCATGAATGGGACGACGATGATGGCGCCGAGGTGTCGGTGGCCATCGCGGGGGGGGACGACTGGTGAAATGCTGTAATGAAACCATCGAGATCCGGCCGAGCGCTCGAGCGGTCCTCGTCGAGAAGGCGGATGGGCACTGGGTGTGGGGACCAGGGGGCGTGCGCAAGGTCGCTACCGCGGCAGAGGGCATGCTTCTGCTCGGGGGCGAACGTGTCGCTGTCCAGGGAGAGCGCTTCGTCCTCGTCGAGAATACCCTCGATGGGCCGGTCCTGCACCTTGGCGCGGGGATGCGCAAGGCGGAGCGGATCGTCCGACTCGGATTGAACCCTGTGGACCGAGTCCGTGTCCTTGCCTGCAGCCCGCTGGGGGGCGTGGGTGTGGTGGCGAGCCGGATGGTGCCATGCACCGAGGCAGACCTCCTCGACGCCGGCATGGCCGCACTCGACGAGGTCCTCGAGGCGTTCGGTGCCGGGGCCCCGGTGGAAAAGACCCCGAAGAAGCCGCTGGACCCGAATGACGCGAAGGACTTTGCGCGGATCGTGCGAGAGCTCACCGCTGAGATCAACGATCCGCTGGAGCGGGAGGAGCGGGCGGTGATGATCCGCGCGCTGGACGGCATGGCGGAGGTGGATTGGCAGGATCTATCTTCCGATGAGCGGGTGGAGCTGCTGGGCACGACGGCCGCCGGCGTGGGGGCAGTGGGCGCTACGGCGGTGACGTCCGCGGGGGTGAAGCGCTCGGTGTTCACGACTGGCGAGTCGGTGGTGCTCGGGACGCGGAAGAGCGTGGGCACGGCACTTGGCATGGATCTGCGGACCTCGATGAATCTGATTGACAGGCGGATCGTGGGGTCGGTCCAGGATCTGGCGGGGCACTACCTGACCGATCGGAAGAGACAACTGCGGGACCGGATGACCAGGGAGGGGCAGCGTGTTGTGACCGCTGCGCTTGCTGACGGGTTGGGATCGAAAGAGGTTGCGCGGCGTCTTGAGTCGGTTTGGTTGTCGGACAAGACCTTCGGACGTGGACGGGCCTACGCTGAGTTGTGTGCCCAGGCATGGATGCAGGACTCGCGGAGCTACGGGCAGATCTCGTCGTACAGCGAGGCGGGGATCCAGCGGTACCAGATCGAGGCGGTGCTCGATGAGCAGACGACTGTCATCTGCCAGGAGCTGCACGGGAAGGAGTTCGACGTTGGGACGTCAATGCGTCAGTTCGAGGATCGGTCGGGGTGGGACGATCCCCAGGAGATCAAGCGGGCTGCCCCGTGGGTTCGGCAGAGTGGCGGGGAGATGTTTATCAAGCCACCTGGTGGGGAACGTGTGAGTCTGGGAAGTCGTGGCGAGGATGGAGTCTTCAAGTTTTCGGTCTCTGATCAGGCCATGCAAAACAGCGGGGTTGGCTACCCACCGTTCCATGGCTACTGCCGCACGACTACCGTCCCGGTGATCTGATCGTTGTGATACGAAAACTACAATCTGAAATTCCCTCTTGACATCTGTGTGTTTCGTTCCTGAGAATAGGAGCGAGGTGCTCATGCGGCAAATCGTCCCATCTCTGGTTCGTATCGGCAACGATGACGTGGCCGAATCTCCGAAGGCGCAGCGCTATCTCGATCGGTATGTTTCGGAAGCGATCTTGACCAGCTTCAACGAGCGCCCAATGGCCGGGACGATGACCAGGGCGGAGGTCGTCAGCCGCTTCAATCAGGTCGAAGAGATGGTGAAGATCGCCCGCTTCGACTGCAAGATGAGCCCTTATCGGATTGCTGACCATCTCCTGCACTGGCTGCTATTGTGGCTGGACGAGAACACCTGGGAGCCGGATCTGCGCCGGAAGGCGTATGGACCACATGTTTTGAGACCGCGCCACGACGAGCTTGTCGGGCCGGATGGAAGACCATTGCACTAGGCTTGAAGCCATCACGGGAGGAAGGCATGAGCGACGAACTCAAGAGCAACGCGGATCTGCTGAAGCGGCTGCTGGCCATGGGCGAGGGCACCCAGACTGGCGACGAGACCAAGATGACCGTCGGCAAGGCCATCGCCGACATCACCGACGCGGTGGCGAAGACCGGCGGCGACAAGGGCAAGCTCGCCGCGGTAGCCAAGGAGAAGGCCCCGATGATCGAGGCCGTGCTCAAGGCCATCGACGCGGGCAAGGGCACCGACGAGGAGATTGCCTTCAAGGTGGCCAAGGCCGAGGGCGCCGCCGGCGGGGACGAGAACCTGACCAAGGCAGAGGAAATCCTCAAGGGCCTGCAGGGGACGGTCGCCAAGGAGGATGTCGTGTGCCCCAAGTGCGGCTGGAAGGGATCCAGCGACGACCTCAAGGACGGCGCCTGCCCCGAGTGCGGCGCGAAGGTCGCCACCGGCGGTGAGGACGAGGAGAAGAAGAAGGGGTTCGCCAAGGCGAAAACCGACTTCCAGGCCGACCTCGACGTGGCCAAGGCCAAGGCCAAGGAAGACCTCTCCGACGACGACAAGAAGAAGCTCAAGGATCGGCTCGCGCAGCTCCGGGGCACCCCCAAGGGCAAGGACGACGACGACCTGAAGAAGGCTGCCGACGACCTCGAGGAGATCTCGAAGGGCTTCGGCGGAGAGTCCGACGGAGACTGGGGCTACGACCTGAACGACGATGGCAGCGACAAGTAGTCCGCGTCCCGTCACAGGTCTCCTGATCGCCTGATCCCTTCACCCGGAGGCGCCACTCGATGGACCCCCAGCACGACTACACCGGCAGCGGCGGCCTCGTCGAATTCCTGTTCAAGGATCTCATCGAGGACGAGCGAGAGTTGGTTCGGATCTTCGGTCCGGGTCACGTCCGGAAGATGGCCGTGACGTGGAGGTCCCCAGCGGGCAAGAGCGCGATCGCCAAACCCCTGCTGCAGATGTTCCCCGAGCACAAGGTGTACGTCGAGCCGTTCGCTGGGTCCGGAGCGATGTTCTTCGCCAAGGAGCCTGCGGAGAAAGAGGTCATCAACGACATGGACACGGAGATATCCTTCGCGTTCAAGTTCGTCCAGGGCGTCACCGAAGCCAAGGTGAAGCAGCTTGAGGGGATGAAGTGGTGGATCGCTGATTCGAAGACTGCCCTCGATGATCTCCGCAACAGCAAGCCTAGCGGGGACGTAGCGCGGTTCCACAAGTTCCTCATGCTCAAGCTCGTCTCCTTCTTCGGGATGGGGAGGAGCCTGAATCACAATTCGAACCAGGTGGGGTCTCCCCCCAGCCGTCCACCGATGGCGATCGGTCGTCTGCTGAAGGCGAAGGAGCGCCTGGCCGGGGTGGTGATCCGTTGCGAGGACTACCGGAAGGTCTGCGCTGAGTTCAACGGCCCGGACACCTTCCAGTTCCACGATCCGCCCTACCACGGGTTCCGACAGAACGTCGGCGAAAAGGAATGGGACGAGAGTCCGTACGCCGAGTTCATGAAGGGCCTCAAGGCGAAGTTCCTGATCACCTACGGGGACCGCGGGGACATGTCCATCTGGAAGGGGCTCCAGGTGAAGAAGCACTCGGTCCCGAAGCCATGGGATGGTGGCACCGGGAACAATGCCGGCGTGATGTTCACCATCACCAACTTCGACGTGAAGACCGTCTCCATGATGCGCAAGGACCAGCGGGTGGAGATCACCGCCGCGCAGGCCGCGGTGCTGGCCTCCGGTGTCCCGATGCTGACGGACGTGCTCCCTGTGCTCAAGGATCTTGCTACCGGGCTTGGCCGCCTGGTGCCGAGTGAGATCACGGACGACGCGGTGTCCCTCGAACGCATCCTCCAGGCATCGATCGCCGGTCACCAGGTGCTGAAGGGCAATGTCCCGGACGAGGACCTGGTGCGACTCAAGAACGGCATCCGTGGCCTGGCCGAGATGGTCGGGTTCGACGCACCGATGCTGAAGGGTCTCGCCGAGAGCATCGGGAAGGCTGTGGACCTGGTCCCTGCCCCGGCGATGACCCCGGACGAGAAGCGGGAGTCCCAGGCGCTTCGTTCGAAGAAGTGGGGGATCTCCGCGCTCGACGGGCATGGGGAGCGGCTGACGTTCCCCGCCAGCTGGTCGAAGGATCTTGAGGACTACGGGGATCCCTGCAATCTCATGTATCCCTGCGACACCGTCGAGCGGGCTCGGAATGCCCGGGTCAGGTTCAAGCAGTTCGCAGCGGGATACCCGCAGGATGCGGATCGGAAGATTGTCCACGGTCGCATCGTGGAGCGCGAGTTGAAGCTCGGGATCAAGCCGCGCTTCGACGAGAAGGACGCGCTGGACATGCTGCTCCCGGAGAACCTCCGGACGCAGATGGAGAAGGCGCTGGGGCAGGGCGGGGGGCCAGAGGGAGATGGTGGTGCAGAGCAGTGCGTGTGTCCCGCCTGCGGAAAACAGGTGGCCCACGATCGCAGTACGCCATGCAACGAGATGAAGTGCCCCGAGTGCGGTGCGGCAATGACCGGGCAGGGGGCCCCTGGGGACGCGACCCAGAAGCAGCACCACTGCACCCTCCTGAAGAAGGCAGACCCCGCCAAAGAGGAGCGGTACATCCTGGGCTTCGTCTTGCGGGCGAACATCGAGGACAAGCAGGGCGACATTTACGACGAAGCCGCGGTCCGCGAGGCGATGTTCTCCTGGATGGAGAAGGGCCACAAGGAGGGCTTCCTCCACCGCGAGGCAGCGGGAAACCGCGTGGTCCTGGTCGAGAACTTCCAGGCCCTGGCCGACTTCGAGATCCCGGGGCCCGAGGCAGCGGACGGGAAGGCTGTGAAGATCAAGAAGGGCGACTGGCTGCAGGGCTGGAAGATCCTCGACGACAAGATGTGGGCAGACGTGAAGGCCGGGAAGCTGACGGGGTTCTCGATCGGTGGTCGCGCGAAGCGGACGCCGGAGGAGTAGAGATATGCTGCGACAAGTGATGAAGCGGACCCGGCTTTCGGACATGGACATCGAAGAGGTCTCCATCGTCGGGCGCGCCGCGAACGGCGAGAAGTTCGTGGTGATCAAGGCCGATCTCCCTGGCGAGGGCGAGGAGGACCAACTCAAGAAGAGCGGGATCTACTCGAACGCCGTGGCCAAGGACGACAAGACTCTCAAGAGCGCGTGGGAGGCCCTGCCGCTCATGCCGCTCTGGGAACTGTCGGATCTGGTGGTGCCGGATCTCTCGACGATGAAGAGCCACCCTGTCGTGGTCGAGAACCTCCAGATGATGCTGAAGCACATCGGGGAGTTTTTCGTGAAGCTCGACGACGCGTTGGGCAAGGTCCAGAAGGACCGCAACATGTTCCCGGACGACGTGGTCTTCCCCGCTGATCTGGCGGAGTCCATCGCCACCATCGGGAAGGCGTTCGGTCTGGTCCTGGACATCCACAAGGGGGATCACCCCGGCCTGGTGCACGGCAAGGCGGCCACGACCCCAGCCGATGACCAGAAGAAGGAAACGAGTGAACTCCGTGCGCTCCTGCAGGGCCTTCTTGGCAAGGCTGCTGTGGGCGGCGCCGATCACCGCGAAAACCTCGAGAAGGCCAAGGGCCTGATCGCAGGTTATCAGGATGTCTGCAAGGCGCTGGAGGGGCGCAACGGTCGACTGGCGGACCAGATCGCAGACTCAAATCGCCAGGTGCGCGCGCTGAAGGCTCGGACCTTCAGCAGAGGGGCCCTGGACCCCGATGAAGAATTCTCCAGGGATGGCGTTCGGAAGAACGCTGGCGGTGGTGGCGGCGACGAGGACAACACGGATTGGGGTCTCGATCTGGCTGACGAGGTGGCCGAGGATATGGCTGCCGGAACCTAGACGTAGACTCCGGTGTGACGGGCTGAGTAGTAGGGGGATCTTCGGAGCGCGAGAATGAAAACCGAACCCACGAGGAGTTGAAAATGGATGACGCGCGCACCTGGATCCAGAAGGCAGACATGGCCCTTGGGGACCTCACCACGGATGGTGGTGTTTTGGTTCCCGAGCAGGCCAAGTTATTTCTCAAAAAGCTGATCGCCAGCTCCACCATCCTCCCGAAGTCCCGGGTCCTCACAATGAAGAACCCGGAGCGCCGGGTCGAGAAGGTAGGATTCACCTCCGCCCGAGTGCTGGCTGCGGGCACCTCCGGCTCCGCCGTTGGATCGGGCAGCCGGGTGGCTCCGGACCTGAGCCGCGATACCCTGACCTCGAAGCTCCTCAAGGGCGAGTGCGACATCCCGAAGGAGGTGTTCGAGGACAACATCGAGGGCAAGAAGTTCCTGAGCACCGTGACCTCCCTCATGGTCGAGCGGGCTGGCCTGGACCTTGACGAGTTGTTCCTCAACGGATACATCTCCGGTGGGGATTCCTTCCTCGGGATCCTGGACGGCTGGATCACGAAGGCGACCTCCAACGTCTACGCCGCAGGCGGGGACCTGGTGAGCAAGGACGTCTTCAAGGCGATGTGGGCAACCGTGCCCAAGGCCCACCGGAAGAACAAGAAGCAGATGGTCAACTACGTCGGCTCCGACGCGGAGTCCGAGTACGCGGACCAGATCGGCGAGCGCGGAACCCCCGCGGGCGATCGTGCTGCCATCGAGGGCATGGCCCCGAAGTGGCAGGGGATGCCGATCGTGGGCGTGCCCGTGATGCCCGAGGACGGTGGAAGCGGGCACGACGAGACCACCGCGCTCATGGGGAACCCCAAGAACTTCATCGTCGGCTTCCAGCGGAAGGTCGAGGTGGAGCACGAGGTCAGCAAGCGGGACGGGGTGGTCTACATCCTGATCTCGGTGCGGACCGACTGCACCTTCGGTGAGGAAGAGGGCATCACCAAGGGAACCGGGATCACCTACGCGTAGCCTGCGGGCTGTTCAAGATGATTCCCATAACGGAAGGAGAGACACATGGCTGATCTGAATAACCTTCCCGAGCGAGGCGTCCCCGGTACTCACCTGTCGGTGCGACATTCGCCCGACGCGGTGGCTGCCCTGCGCGCGTCCATCGCCCGGCAGAATCTCACCATCGACGTCGATGCGACGACCGGCGACGTCGTCCTGTACCTCAGCGCGGCGAAGACCACCTACATCACCTTCTCGGCAGCGACCGGCGCGACGAAGCTGGTGGTGGCGGGTGTGGACCGCGGGTCCATCGAGTCGGGGCTGATGGACGACAAGGACCCCCAGGAGTCCGTCCTGTCTCGGTACGATCCCACCCCGAATCTGCCGGTGACCCCCACCGAAGGGGACCGGTACCTGGCCACCGCGACCGCGAACACCTGGACCAAGGACTACATCTACACCCTGAACAGCGCGAGCGCCTGGGACGAGTACGTTCCTGACGAGGGAGCGCTTGTCGAGGTCGAGGACGAGAACGTCTGGTACACCTTCACCGGTGCCGCGTGGATCCGCTTCGAGGAGCAGATCGCCCATGCGCTCCTGGCGGGTCTCCAGGGCGGGACCACGAGTGAGTACTTCCACCTGACCGAGACGCAGCACGCGGCGTTCTACCTGGGGCAGACCGGGGTCCTGGGTCGCTTCGATCCGACCGCCGCGCTCCCCGTTGCTCCGTCGGACTGGGATGCATATCTGGCGACTGCCACAGCGAACGGCTGGACCGATGGGAACTGTTACGTCTGGAACGGCGCTGCCTGGATTGTGGTCGTCGTGGCTGAGGGTCAGAAGCTGTGGGTAGCGGACGAGGACTTGATCTACGCCTACGACGGCGCGA